GACCCGGGCGATGTCACGGTCTACGTGCTCGCCCAAACCGGCGACGGCACCGCCCCGCCCGAGCTGCTGGCCACCGTGGCCGAAGCCCTGAACGCCGAACGCGTGCGGCCCATGACCGACCGGCTTACCGTGCTGTCGGCCACCATCGTGTCGTACAGCATTGAGGCCGAACTGGTGCTGTTCCCCGGGCCTGATGCCGACGTGGTGCGCCAGGCCGCGCTGACCGCCGTCACCGCCTACGCCGAAGCGCAGCGACGCCTGGGCTACGACGTGACGCTCTCAGGCTTGTACGCAGCCCTGCACCAGCCCGGCGTTCAGCGCGTCAACCTCACAGCACCCACCGCCACCGTGGCCATTGACAGCGGCGAAGCCAGCCACTGCACCGGCATCACCCTCACCACGGCGGGCACCCATGTCTGACCTGCTACCACCCAACGCCACAGGCGCAGAGCGCGCCATGTCGCTGGCCACAGCGCGCCACGCCGAAGTGCCCGTGCCCGTGCGCGATCTGTGGAACCCCGACACCTGCCCCGAAAGCCTGCTCTCGTGGCTGGCCAGGGCGCTGAGTGTGGACGAATGGGACAGCAGCTGGACCGCAGAACAGAAGCGCGAGACCATCAAGCGCAGCGTGACGGTGCACCGGTACAAAGGCACCATCGGCGGTGTGCGTGAAGCGCTGGGCGCGCTGGGTTTTGAGGTTCGTGTTCAGGAGTGGTTCAACCAGATCCCTTCAGGCGACCCCTACACGTTCAGGATCTTGCTTGATGTCAATCAAGTTCCGCTGGATCAAGACGCGCTTGGGCGAATCCAGAACGTGTTGGCATCTGCAAAGAATCTGCGTTCACACCTAGATTCTATTTTGCCGTCCATCACCACGCGAGCTGGTCCCACAATGGCCGGAGTGCTGAAGTCCGGCAATGAAACCTGTATTGAATATCAGCTATCGGGTACTGCGCTTCTTTGCGAAGACGGGACGCTAATGTCTTGGCCCGATGGAATCTATTTGGAGACTGAATAATGCCGAAGGTTTCATCCCTTCCGTCCGCCAGCGAAATGACCGGGAACGAAGTGCTTCCTCTCGTTCAGGGCGGCGCAACAAAAAAAACTACAGTTGGTGATTTAGCCAAACTGGTCCACGACAGCGGCTCGAAATTCAGTAATGTCACTCTTAAAGAATGGGCTTATGCGAGCGCTTTTCGGATTGCGGGTGAAACTGTATTCAATTCTGACGGAGTTATGGTGTCAGCAAACATTGAATGGCCGGATGGAATTCCCGGTGAATACACCGTCACAACTATCAATGCAGAAATTCCCGTTCTGGTGGATGCTTGGCAGGCTACCTATGCCGGAGCCACAGCGAAGACGGCAGCGCAGCCAGAAGTTACCCGTGATGGAAATGGTCGCGTGACATCTCAACCTGACATCATCATTACATAGCAAGGAAAAAGGAATGAGTATCAGCAGCCCAGCTTTTGACCTGCAGATTGCAGGTGTTCAGGACGATGGCACGGCCGAAGGGCTTATGCGGTCAAAGATCATTGCCGGTCAGCTCGTTCGTATCTCGCCACTCGACATCGAGTACGGAAACATTGTTACTGGTGGAGGCTCCACATCGCTTAATCGCAATGCACCAGGCAATGCAGATCACACGGGTTCTGGAATTAACATGAGCACGTTGGCGGGCCTTGGGGCCAACTACGCAGCCATTCAGGCCGTTATTTACGGGAGAACTGTTGGCGTCCGGTTCCGCAGGATGGGGGCCACGCCGCCATTCTCTGTGGTCGTTGATGGAATTCCGTATGGAGTTCCGTTGCAGGTTCGACAGGCCTACTTTGATGCGGCACTTGGATCCGGTCTTGGGGCGTCCCGAGAGGGTGTGTTTGTGGTGCCAGACCTTCCTGATGGGCCGCACTCTGTGCGCGTAATTCTGTCGGCGGATGCGAACGCTGGCCGCAGTCTGGTGGTGTACGGATTTCTTGGTGAATCAGGCGCTGGATACTTATCTCACGCGCCATTGGACAGTTTTTTGGGTGGCGGCACCCTGACTGCTTCCGCCCTTGCTGTTCCCATTTCAGATAGCCTTGGCAATCCGAACCATGGCGTAAAGTCTATCCTGTACCGCAACACGGCGGCAGCGACTCGAACCGTTAGCGTGACGTGGAATGGCGTGGTGATCTGGAGCCAGACGCTGGCGGCTGCGGGCTCAGCTGGCGACTGCGCGCGCTTTGATTTATCAGCTGCTGGCGTCAACCCCGGAACATCTCCGAACCTTACGCACCAAGCCGACATCACTGCTTCTATTAATTTCGTTTGCGTTGGAGGCCTCTAATGCGCCGCATTCAAACCGACAAATCTATTTTCAAGCGTCATAGCCTAACCGCCATTGGCGACAGCCAGACGGATTTCCTGGCGTTCTACGGCGTCGCTCCTGAATCCATGTGGACCAGTCAACTTTCCAAGCGGCTGAACCGACTTGGCGCACTGACTGTCCCGCGAGCCTTTGGCGTTTCTGGAGACACCACATCCATGATGCTGGCCCGTGCGGACGTGCTTTACTTCTACGGGTCACCAAAAATCGGAATCGTTTATGGCGGGGTTAATGACGCCTATGCATCCTTGACCGGCACGGCGCAAGCCGGAGCTGCAGGAAGCATAACGCTGGCGTCCGGAGCATCGTCTCGGAATGGTGCCTATGTGGGACAAGTGATCTCGACGACCGGCGGTGCGGGATCGGGGCAGTCCAAGACAATCATTGCTTACGACCCTACGACCAAGGTAGCCACGGTCGATTCCAGCTGGTCAATCAACCCGAACAGCACCACAACCTACTCCGTCGCCATTCCCACGCAGGCGCAGACGCAGGCCAACATCCAGGCCATTGTCAAGGTTCTGCGGTTCCGAGCGGTAGGGCAAGGCGCGGGTACTGGCTGCATGGTCTGGGTGCCTGCCCTGTTGCCAGCAAATGGCGAACCGGGACAGCGGTATGTCGTTATGCGCGACAACTCGACCACGGGCGGAGCGCCGCGCAACGCCAGCAACCAAAACGCCAACATTACCGGTGACTACTCTGGCGCCCCGGTCCAGTCTGTGTGGGAATGGCGCAACCCGAGGGCTGGCGAGTCGGGCTGGGCCCGAGTGGCTGTGGCTGGCACTCCAACGTTTGCAGATGGCGTATCTCAAGTGCTGGTGTTCACTCCAAGCTACCTGAACTGGGGCAGCGGAGGTGACAGCTACAACACCGCCACCAGTACCGGGTCTCAGTTTGCGGACTACGTTCCCATCCGATCTGCTGCGACAGCTGCTGCTGCGTCAGAGTCGGTCACACTTTGCGACGTTTACGACTACCAGTCCAAGCTGATTTATGGCGGTATGTTTGCCGGACAGACTGTCGCTGTTGAAACGGCACAAGGATCTGAGTCTTATCACTATACGGCCGGTAACCAGCATTACAGCGCATACGGCCACGACACTGTGGCCCGCGCTGCAGCGCTGACCATTATCAATGCTGGCTGGACTACTGGGCTGCAGAACTGATCATGATATTCAGCACTATTCACACGACTATCGGATTGCAGCGCATAGCGCAGGCCGAAGCAACCGGAACCCCAATCAACTTGGTTGAAATGGCTGTTGGTGACGGCAACGGCAACACCTTCACGACTAGCGAGGGTATGACGGGGCTTGTCCGCGAGTGCTACCGCGCGGCAGTGAACAGGGTTTTTCAAGACCCGGACAATCCGCAGAAGTTCACAGCCGAGCTGATTGTTCCGGCGTCCGTTGGTGGATTTACGATCCGCGAAATTGGCATATTCGACAGTGACGGCAGTCTGTTCGCAGTGGCAAACACGCCTGACGCATATAAGCCGACCAGTAGCGAGGGCGCATACAGCGATGGCGCGTATCGAATGGAATTCATGGCGGCAAACGCCAGCGTGATCACCCTGCAGATCGACCCGAACGTCGCCGTTGCCACGCAGACCTGGATCCAAAACAACGTGACGACCTGCACGCTGCTGCCCGGCGGCACAACCGGGCAGGTGCTGCGCAAAGCCAGCAACGGCTGTGGAGACACCGAGTGGGGCAACCCGGCAGACGTGAACGTCGTGGTGAGCACGATCGAGGAAACGCAGACGCTGGCCACGAGCCAGACTGTGGTGATCTTGTCCACAGTGACCACCAACGGACTGGCTGTGTACGTGGAAGGCGAACGGCTGGACCGCGCGGCCGGCGCCTTTGGCTGGCAACCCGACGCGTTGGACCCAGACACCACCATCGTGCTGGGCGCCAGCTACACCGCAGGCAGCCGCAGCACCCTGGTGCAAAACGAGCCTCTGGGCGACGTGCCGTTCCCGCTGGCGCGCGACCAGAACTTGGCCGACCTGCCGAACAAAGCCACGTCCCGCGCGAACCTGGATGTGTACAGCAAGGCCGAAACCGACCAGCGCGCGCCGGCCGGTGCTGTGGTCCACTTTGCGCGCAG